AGTGGTTTTGAAATGAGTTTCGGCACGGATTCAACGTCAATGGCATTTTGTTCACAATAATGTACGATAGCATCAATATAACCTAGATTGTCATTCTTGACAATAGCCTCTATGTCCTGTGCAAACTGTGCTGAACAGAGAAACTTTTCTTTAAGAGCTTTGTTGATGTCACCCATTAACCACCATTCGGTTTTTGATAAATTCTTTAACATATTTCACAAGTAATTTAATGTAGTCACCTTTGTTTCTTTTATCATAAACCTTAACCTCACCGTTTGGTGTGACCATGATTGTGATAAGTTTTTGGATAGGAATTCCAGTCAGTTCATAATACATACAGGCATATGCAACCTCTTGAACAAAGTATTGTTCAATCCATTCTTCTGGTTTAATCTTCTTCGAGGTCTTAAAATCAATAACAGCGAGTCCACCATCGTATTCAGCGATGCAATCAACTCTTCCTGCCAGACCAAGGTATTCAGAATAAAGTGTGCGTTCTATTGCGTGTATCTTTCCTATCTTGTCTAAACTTGACTTCGCACTGTGAAACATAAACTGAGTCAGTGGTTGGTAATCCTTCCAATCTAACTCTTTGTTTTCAAGATAGGCTTGTGCAGCTTCATGAAAGTCCGTACCACGCCGAGTTGCCTCTTTTGTGACACGATCTGCTTCTTCATTCCCGACTCTCTTTCTCCATTCACGAAACACCTCTCGATTATAGAAACTAGTAACAGAGGTGATAGAAGGAACCCACTCATTGCTGGGTAACTTATATAGGCGAAGTCCGTCGGTCTCTTTTTTCTCTAACTCTAAATCACCTAAGTGATTCTCAACAATAAACATTAAAATCCCATAGCCATTTTACGAACAAGATATTCTCTCACAAGACCAGAACGAACAATATCATTGACATCAAATTCAATCATTGCAAAGTCCTCAGGCATTTGTTCGATTATCTTCATGAAGTCAAGAATGCCATTCTTCTCGTTAGTTTTTTGTAAGTCTGTTTGACTTGCATCACCACAGAACATGATTTTAGCATCCTCTCCTACTCTTGTTATTATACTATCTAATTCATGAAAATTCAAGTTTTGTGACTCGTCAACTAACACAATCGCTTGGTCAATCGTTGTTCCACGAATGAATGATGTACTCCAGAACTTGATAGTATCCTGTTGTTTTAGATTACCATATAACAT